CACAAATTTTCGTGGAACGAGTGGTGAATGGGGGGGTCAATGTCAGTTAAAAAACCTCCTGAACTTCATGTAGTCAATAACCGCAAGGGAATGAACCAAGGCGTATTATTGCCTGATGAAATTAAAAAAAGAGTTCCAACGGCTTACTGGCTGGATAATTTCAATGCTTGGGATAAAGAAGAATTTATTAAAACAACTGCGGATTATTTGTATGATGTTTATGGGATTGGAAGCGACCAAGACCAACATCTTTTAGCAATGTTAGCCTTGCAGATAGATACTTTTATTAAATGCCAAAAGATTGTTGATGATACCCACATTATTGTTAAGTTTAATAATGGTGCAAATCATGGAACAAACCCTGCCTTAATTCAAAGGGATCGTGCGTATAAATTAATCATTTCAGGAATGAATGAATTAGGTTTAACGCCTAGCGGTAGATTACAAAAACATACAGAACCCACATCAAACGCTTCCATTGGAAAACTGATGCAAGGTGTTCAAAGGAAAATATGAACTGGCAAGACGGTGTTCAATACGCAAGTGATGTTTCAAAAGGCAATATTTCAGTTTGCAATAATATTAGATTATCTTGCCAACGCTTTCTTGATTTCATGGAAAACAAACAATGGGAATATGTCTTTAGTCCTGCTGATGTAGAACATTTTTTAACCTTTGTGGCATTGTTGCAACATACCAAAGGTGCTGATGCTGGCAAACCAATTATATTAGAGCCGTTCCAAATAATGCTGATTTGTGGCATCTATGGATTTAGACACAAAAAAGACCACGCCAAAAGAATGACAACTGATGTAATAGTTTTTATTCCTAGAAAGGCTGGTAAATCTACATTAACAGCCGTAATTGCATTATATGAATTGTTGTTTGGTGAGGCAGGGTCGGAAGTATTTACATTAGCAACCAATAGAGAACAAGCCACAATTGTATTTGATGCCGCCAAAGGCATGATTGAACATATGCCAAAAGAAGATGCCAGTTGGTTTAAAACCAGTAAATATCACATAGGCAAAGCTAATGATTTGCAGTCAATGTTCAAAGCATTATCACGAGATAATAAAAAATCAGGTGATGGTAAAAATGCTTCATGCGCCATTATTGATGAAGCGGCACAAATTGTGGACAGAAACTCAATTGAAGTTATCCATTCAGGCATGGTTGCCCGAAAGAACCCACTCCGCATTTATATTACTACTGCATCATTTACAAAGGACACCAAATTCTTTGAGGATATGCAAATGTTTGAATCAATGCTTAATGGCGAAGCGACAGATAATCCTCATTGGTTTGGATTATTATATGGGCTTGACCCACAGGATGATTGGCGCAATCCCGATACTTGGGCAAAGGCAAACCCTATGCACGGCATTAGTATTTACCAAGATGCAATTGCTGAAAGATGCGAACAAGCAAAGTTAAAGCCAGCGGCATTAAATGAATTTTTATGCAAAACACTTAATATATATGTTTCAGCTAATAGCGCATGGCTAGACCGCCAATATTGGGATAGTAGCATTGGTGAAGCACAGCCCGAACCCGAATCAGTTTATATAGGCTTTGACTTAGCGGCTACACGAGATTTAAATGCCGTATGTACTCTTAAAAGGTATAGTGAAAATGAGTTTCATGCGGAATTTAAGTTCTTTTTGCCCGAAGAAGGACTGTTATTAGTTCCTAGCCATTATCGTGATATTTTTGACCAAGCCGTTAAGTCAGGAATTTTGCATATTACGCAGGGCAATGTAATGGATGACCGCGAAATATCTGATTATATAAAAAATCAGGCGGCACTATACAATATTAAAGAAGTAGGATATGATGCCTACAATGCGGCAAGTTTAATTGCTCGTTTACACGAAGTCGGTATGCCAGTTAAGAAAGTTGGGCAGGGAATGGCGGTATTATCCAATCCTAGCAAGCACATAGAAAAACTGGTAATGTCCAAGTCTATAAAACATGATGGCAATCCATTTTTGGGTTGGCAATTAGGCAATGCCGAAGTTTATGAAGATGTAAATGGGAACATTAAGGTTCGCAAGAATGAAGCAGACAAAAGCGCAAAAGTTGATGGGATCATTGCTTTGATTATCGCTATGCATTGCTCCTTAGACCACCCCATTTCATCAAGTTATGGCTTCCGTAGTCTTTAAGGGATAAAAATGGCAATATTTGATATGTTCAAAAGCAAAACAACAAACGAAAGCAATACGCTATTCGGTCAAACTGCGCTGGGTAATAATGTTATCCGCAACGCTGGTAGCCCTACACAATCGGTATCAAATCAATTATTATATGTAACAACATCAAGTTCTAGCGAAGCTGGGCGTGTTGTTGATATGTCGGTGCTTAGCCGCAATTCAACCATCATGAGTTGCGTTGGTGTTAAGGCTCGCGCATTGGCGCAATTGCCAATTAAAATTATGGCTAATACTGATGATGGCTCATTGGTTGATGCTTGCTTAAGCGATAAAGTAACGGCAAGGGATAAAGCAAAAGCAAAATCAGTTCTTTCATTACTGCAAAATCCAAACAACTTTCAAAGCCAATATGAATTTTGGTATCAATTTTGTATGTGGTTAGATTTGTCAGGTGAAGCGTTTACAATCTTATGGCGCAAAGACCAAGAAAATACGCAACAAACGCCACTTGAAATGTATATCCTAGATTCAACCTTGATTACAGCGCAATTAACTCCTACACGATACCCTAGTTATAGACTTTCAACGCCTAGTTATGGCTTCAGCAAAGATGCACCATTACAAGCGCACCAAGTTATGCACTTAAAAGAAGCGGCATGGCAAGGTTCTGCTGGTTTTAATAAAGGTATCTTAGCAGTTGAATTAGTTGCATTAGACCAAGATATTGATTTATACGCTAACTTTATAATGCAAAACGGTGCAAAACCATCAGGAATGTTCGTAACCGATATGGTTATACCTGATACACGATACAAAGAGATAGCGGCACGACTTAAAGAAGCGTGGGCAAGCATGACAGGTAGCAAAGCAACTGACTTATCAAAAGCTGGTCAATCAATGCTATTAGACAATGGCATGAAATATATGCCAATTAATATGTTGAATTTACAAGATGCTGATTGTGCCAATCTTAAAATGCAAACTATGAAGCGCATTTGTGGTTTATTTGGCGTTCCAGTTACCATGTTAAGTATTGAAGCAGGGAAGTTTAATAATAGTCAGACAACGATTGACGAATTTTACAAAACGACAATGTACCCAATGCTGGTGAATATTCAGCAAAAATTAAAACAAAGTTTATTGCAAGGTTATCCAAATCTATCAATAGAGTTCCAAACCCAAGACTTTTTACGAGGCGCACCGCTTGACCAAATGAATTATGTGGTAGCTGGTGTGGGAAATGGAATATTAACGCCCAACGAGGCTAGAAAGTACCTCGGCAGGGCTGAATTAGATGGTGCTGGTGAATTACAAGCTAAAACAGCACCAACAGCGATTGATGGAAGTTCCAAACAAGATACAGGTGGTGGTGGTAATACTTCAAGCGTTGGCAAAACAGGTCAAGCTGGCAAAGCATAATGACAGAAAAAGAGATTAAAGAATTGCGTTTATTATTGCTAATGGTACAGCTAAAACAATCGGCTGAAAAAAGAGTAGGTAAACCGCTTGAGGCTAACGGAATGAAAAAAAAGGGAGTTCCAATCCATGACTAAAGATGTAAAATTTTATTATGAAAGCCAAGTTGCTTTGGGCGTTACAAATGATGAAGCAAATGGTATTAGTGGCGCAATTGAAGCTGTTTTAACTACTTGGGGCGCACGAGAGGGCGCAGATGGTCGTAGGTTTAATTATCAAGCCGCACCATTTCAAGAATGGGCAAATGAATTTGCACAAACTGGCAAACCATTACCAATGTACTTTCAACACAATGACGAATCATTACCAGTAGGCGAATGGTCAGCATTTGAATTTGATGATACAGGCATGACAGGTAAAGGTCGCATTTTCACTAATACGACAGTAGGAAAAGATTTATACACAATCATGAAAGAAAGCCCAAACATGGTTGGCGGTGTTTCAGTCGGTGCTTATGCAGACGAATATCAAATGGTTAATGCCAATAATGAGGTTATGAACCCATTAGACCCTGCTTATGATGAAGCCTATTTTCAGATTACCAAAGGTGGATTGCGTGAAGTTTCAGTTGTAATGAACCCTAACAATCCTATGGCGAACATTAACAAACTAGAAAATGTTTATCGTGAAGATGGTAGTATTAATTTAAAAGAAATAGAATCGGTCTTGCGTGATGCAGGACTTACAAAGTTGCAAGCAACCTCCGCAACTAGCATTTTCAATAAAGTAATTAAGTTGCGTGAAGTAACTGATGAAACTATTGAATCGCCACCAAGTTTGAGTGAATCAGATGCGGAGGTTAATCAAGCAATATTAGCCGCCTTAACAGAACGCGAATTGCTTAAAAAACTTACTAATCGTATTAAAGGATAAATCATGTCTAAAGAAATTATGGAAAAGTTAGATTTAATTGAAGCGGAACAAGTTGCTAAAATTGAATTGGTAAAATCAGAAGTTAAGGCTGAATTTGATGCCACAGTTGCAACATTTGAAGAAAAAGTTGCTAACCTTGAAGCTAAAGTTGCTTCAATCAATGTAGCACCATCAATCATCAAAATTGAAAAATCAATTCGTGGTGATGTAAACAAAATGGTTAAAGAACAACTATCAGCTTTTCACAAAGGCAATGGTCGTACTGAAAAAGAACTAAAAATGTTTGAAGATGAATCACATTACGCAGAATATTTAAAAGAAGCGTCTGCTTTAACTGCTGGCGGTGATGGTAAGGGTGGTCGTACTGCTTATGACCCAACATTTGTTGCTTTGCGTTTGGCAAATCCTTTGCGTGGCGTGGCTCGTACTAATGCAACTGATGGTTCTTCATACCAATGGCGCGTTAAAACTGGTAATGCTGGCGCTCAATGGGGCTACACAGTTCAAAACAATGGTACTCCAACTACTGAAGACACAGTTATTTGGCAAGTGGTACTAAAAGATTTAAATGTTCAATTCCCAATCCGTACTGCGGCACTAGATGATGTTGATGGTTTAGAAGCTAATGTTGTTGATGATATGTTGGCAGAATTTGCACAAACTGAAGCACAATCAATGATTTCAAACAATGACCAATCAGGTTCAGGTTCTTCAGTTTCTACTGGCGGTGCTGACGGTGTTCGTGGTTTAAATCAATACGGTGGTTCAAATGCTTCATTTGCTGGCGGTACTGTTTCAGTAGCGGCATTTGGTTCAACTGGTACAAGTTCATCAAGCGGTTTACATAGCCTTGCAACTTATGACCAAACAACATCAAATGTTAATACTGTTGGTGCTAATGCGATTACATACAAAGATGTAATTAATTTAATCCACAGCTTGCCACAACAATACTGGACTGCTGATGCTAAATTTATGATTAACCCAATCCTTTTACAAGGTATTCGTGGTTTAGTAGATACAAATGGTCGCCCAATCTATGTTGATGGTTTGGCTCGTACTGATGGTATCGTTGGTCAATTATTAGGATTTGATGTTATCGTTAATAAATACCTAGACACTCCATCACAACTTACAACAGGCGCGGCTGGTACAGTAAGCAAGTTCCCAATGTATTTTGCTGATTGGAATCGTTTTTACGGTATTGTTGACCGTTTAAATATGGTTATGCGTAGATATGACCAAACACTTCCGGGCTACATCACCTTTTTTGGTGAAAAGCGTTTGGCAACTTCTGTCCGTGACCCTAATGCTGGTGTTCGTTTCCGTTCAACAGCCACAGCCGCGGCTTAATTAGGCTTAGGGGTGGTGGTTAATCTCCAACATCACCCCTTTTTTTAACCTAAAGGACACACCATGAAAATATCAGAACAGGCAATTTTAGCAGGAATTAAAACCGCGTTAATTGATGGCGAAGCTACCATTAATATGTTTGAAAACGCAACAACAATAGATGAGGCTTCTGCGATTACTGGTTCAGGTAGTGGCAAAGGTGGTCGTACATATTTTGATGATACATTTGCAGTAGATAGATACATCAATCCATTTCGTATGGGTAGCCGTCAAATTACTATAAGCGGTTCAGATGCTCAATTTGTAGCAAAAGTTGGTAATGCGGCAAATGCCACAAACCCTTGGCTATATGCTTTGACACCTAATAGCGGTACTCCGAACATTGATACAACGATTTGGCAATTGCCTACGCGAGTTATTGCGGCACAACTTCCTATTCGTAGTGCAGTTTTATCAGATGTAAATAATTTAGATGGTGCAATTGTTTCAGATTTAATGATGGAATTTAGTCAATTAGAAGCGCAATCAATGGCAACTAATAATGATCAATCAGGTTCAACAACTACTGCAACTGGCGGTACTAATGGCTTGCGTGGTTTAACTTCATATTTAACAAGCAGTTCAGCATCATTTGGAACTAGCGGTACAGCGATTACAAATGGTATTCATACTATTAAATCTATTAGCCACAGCACTACGGTTCTTGATTACAATATGATGGCTGATTTAGTTAATGCGTTACCAGCAGTTTATTGGGCAATGCCTACAACTGCATGGCATATTCACCCAACAATGATTAATGCTTTACGCCAATTAAAAAATACGGCTGGATTACCATTATTCTTAGAAGTTGGTGATGATGATGGTGCGGCAATTGGTTATGTATTTGGCTTCCCTGTTATTCCTAATCCTTACTTAGATGCTCCTGCTGTTGGCGCGATACCATTAGTATTAGCTAACTGGGATAGATTTTTAACTATTGCTGATGTTGAAGAACTAACAATTAAACGCTTTGACCAAACACAGGCTGGTTCTATTGTTCTATATGCAGAAAAGCGTATGGTTTCAAGTGTTCGTGATTGCTTTGCTGGCGTGTATTTGAAAGGCATCTAAATGACAACAACTACTTTGGGTGGTGTTGCTAGTTTAGCCTCAAATCGCAATCCTTTTAATTATGAAAAGATTGAACAAACTAGCCGTGATATATCTACCGCTTGGCTAACACTTGACGAAATTACCAATCAATTAAATTTGTTTGGTGATGAATCGCAAGATGCTTATTTGAGTGGATTGGAAGTTGCGGTGCGTATGCACATTGAGGATTATTTGGGTATGCCAATATTCAATCAATCTTATCGTGTTTATTATGGTGCTGATTGTTTATATGGAACGCCTATTAGTTTAGATTTGCCCGAAGTATCAATGAATGGAACAAAAATTAATTCCGTTCAATATTATAACAATGCAAGTCCATCTGTTTTAACGACAGTAACCGCTAGTAATTATTATTATGATAATACTGGAAATAAAGTTGTAATTTTGGCTTTAGGTTCTGATTTAAATACAAACATGACTTCACCAGTATTAGTTAATTACACGATTACGCCTAATTTAATTTCGCAATATCCTGTAATTAAACAGGCTGGATTGTTATTGCTTACTCATTTATATAATAATAGAAGCGATACCACAGCGACAGCATTACAAAAAATCCCTTTTGGGGTTGATGTATTACTTAGACCTTATAAACCGTTGGTGATGTAATGGCTATTAGTAGATATGAACAGGTCAGCGTTAATAATTTAACTTTTGGCGTTAATGCTTTTGGTGAATATACAACAACAACGGTAGTATGGTTCTTAGGTCGCCCATTGGTGGCTGAAGTCCGTAATTCAGTTGCCATTACAGAACGATATAGAATTTATAGTGATTTGATTACTTTTAAATTCAACTATACTCCTAACATGAGAATGATTGTAGATGACCAAAACAAATACAGCATTACATACAGGGGCAATGAATGGCGAATAACTGATGCAATTGAAAACAATGATAAAATGTCGGTAATGTTAATGTGCTATCGTTCTGACCCTGAAACAAAGGCGTAAATATGGCAATTCAACAAAATGTTAGTAATTATGCAAAAGCAATACAAGCACAGCTAGTTAGCATTGTTGGTTCTACTATTCCAGTTTATGCTAGTTTTAATCGCAATTTTGCAACTGAATCAAAGTTTATAACATGGCAATTAAGGAATGTTCATCAAGAAGTTTTTGCTGGGCAAATACAAAGTAACAAAAGTATAGATAGACCAATATTTCAAATAAGCCTATTCACAACGAATATGCAGGATTGTTTTGATATATCTAATACTATATTGCAATCGCTTCATGGATATAGCGGTCAATTTGGGGGTGTAAGTGGCTTCCCAATTGCCAAGGCAGATGTAGCATGGCTTTATAATACATACGACAATGAAATTAACTTGCATAGCATTATTATGGATTGCACCTTAGATATATCAACATAATAAGATTCAACCAATTTTTTAAGTGAGGTATCAAAATGGCATTACCAAATAAAGTATTAGCAGGTTTTAGTGCAACAATGTATGCACAACCAACAGCATCACCAACAGCATTAACGACAGCACAATTGGCTTTAGTTGCTAGTGTTTCACCTATTGCAGTTGTTGGCAATGTTATCAATATTGAAGCAATCCCTGCATTTGGTCAAGATGATGCAGTTGCTTCTTTTGCCGTTGCTGGCTCTCGCCAATCAGATAAAATCCCAGTTCAATCAGCACCAACAAGCATGACAATCACAGCACCGTGGAATCCTACTGATGCAACATTATTATTAATTCGTGGTGATGCGTATAGTGGTCAAGTTGATAGAACTTATGTTATTGCCGCAATTGATGGTGCAACTAGCCCTAACATTATTTATTACGCATTTAATGGTCGTGCATCACAATTCCAAATTGATTCCGCACCAAGCGCAGAAGCTAAATGTACATTTACAATTCAACCGCGTGGCAACCAATATGGTTGGTCTAACAACGCTTAATTAGGGGAACAATATGGCATTGCCAAATAAAATTTTAGCTGGTTTTTCTGCATCATTTTGGATGCAATCAGGTGCAACACCAACTTCTTTTACAACTGCGAATCTTTCAGTATGGACAGCGCAAGTTGCAACAATCGTGGGTACAGTTGCTAATGGTACTGGTGCGGCTGGTTTAGCAGTAAATGTAGAAGCTATTCCTGCTTTTGGTCAAGATGATGCGGTGGCTTCTTTTGCTTTGGCTGGTAGCCGTCAATCTGACAAAATACCTGTCCAATCTGCACCAACTTCAATGACGATTACTGCACCTTGGAATCCATCTGATACAGCATTACTTCAATTACGCGCTGATGCTTACAATGGTTTAACAGACAGAACATTTGTAGTGGCGGCTTCTGATGCGGCAACTACAATTGCTTATGCTTTCAATGGTCGGGTTTCTCAATTCCAAGTTGATGCCGCACCTAGTGCTGAAGCAAAATGTACTTTTACCATTCATCCTCGTGGCAATCAATACGGCTGGTCAAATACTTAACACAATAGCCCTACGGGGCTTTTTTAATAGGATAAAATATGAATGTAAAATCAAACAATGACTTGTTAGGTTTCTTAATAGCGCAGTCAGGAAGTGGACAAAAAAACTGGTTTGGCTTTGCACAGCAACGCCTTACTGGTATCAATTTAGCCCACGAGATTGCGGCTAATCATGCAGATACAATGACACCTGATGAAGTTGTTGAATATGTTGTAAGTTTAAACAACGCAATATACAAACATTTGATTAAGGCTGAATGATGGCAAGCAATTTTGAAATTACTGGATTAAAGGAAACTTTGGCAGTTTTTCAGCAATTACAAAATGAAATTGGGGATAAACAAGGTAAAAGTAAAATTTTAATCCCAGCCGTTAAAATGGCTATGAAACCCGTTTTATCTATGGCTAAAAGTTTAGCCCCTTATGATAATTCTGCTGGACATCAAGGAGTTCATTTACGCGATACATTATCAATTGTAGGTAGAAAACCAACAAACAAAGATATGAAATCAAAGTATATAAAAAAAACAGATACAGTAATTGCAATTGTTACAAGTAAAAAAATACCAGCTAAATTGAAAAAAGCTGGGAAAAGCATGAGTAAAGAACAAAGAAAAATTTTTTATCATTCTATGAATCAACTTACTGATGGTCGTGCCGCATTTAATGAATTTGGTACAGCTAAAATGGCTGGTAAACCATTTATGCGACCATCAATGGAAACTCAAGCGTCAAATGTAGCAATCAGTTTAGGTGAAATATTAAAACAAAAGATTGAAAACTATAGGAGTAAGAATTTATGAGTAAAATCTCAAACGCATTAGGTGGCAAGTATCAAGAAAATCGTTTATCAGTAATGACCCGAACATTTGTATTGGGTGACCATTTATTTAAGGTTCGTGTTCCGTCAGTTGGTGAAATTGAAGCAATTTACAATTACTTTAAAACTCCCGATACCAATTTAGTTGAAAAAACTTTCAAAGAATTAACTTACGAATTGGTTAAAATCAAAGAAGATAAACCTGATGGCGTAGTCTATGGCGATAATGACATTGTGGTTGAGGGTCGTTCCATGATGGAAGCCGCCAAAAACAAAGTAGTATTGCAACATAGAATTGTTGAGTATTTTAAATTTTTAATTCCTGAAGATGGTCAAACATTATCAGATTTAGAATATCAAGATATTGAAGAAGAATTTCCATTGGCTATTCAAATTCAATTAATAGATAAAATTAGCGAAGTAATTGCCCCTGATTACAAGGCTATTAAGGAAAAGTAGTTGGCTCATTAAGAACGCAAGTAAAAGCGGCAATGATTTTTAATGGGCATACGCAAGAAAGTATAAACGCAATGGATGAAGCTACAATGAACGAAATTACAGTCATGTATGCTGATGGTGCATTAGGTAATTATGGAGTGTTACAGACGCTAGGAAGCCTTACGGCAGGGGTATTTAATTACTTAAGAGGTGCAAATTCACCGCCTTATGAATTAAAAAGTGTTTTAGGCAATGCTTACGGATATTTATATCCCGAAAAAGAAGCAAACCCTAATGAAGCGTTATTAACTTTCATGACACAGGCGCAAGGGTTTAATGTAAGCAATTTTAAAAAGGGTTAATCATGTCAATTGTATCAAGATTAGGTGTTGTTTTAGGCTTAGATTCTGCCGAGTTCAATAAAGGCTTGGGTCTAGCTGAATCTAAACTTGGTTCATTTGGCGCATCAAGCCTTGCATCAAAATTATCACTTGCGGCAGTAGGGGCGGCTTTCGTTTCTACTGCTGTTAGTGCTTTCCAATTTGCAGACAAAATAAATGATATAGCACAATCAACCGAAATGACCGCAGGAAAAGTGCTGGCATTTTCTCAAGCATTGGCTTTAAATGGCGTTCATAGCGAAGCCGCAACTAAGATGATTTCATCATTTTCAGTTAAAGTTGAAGAAGCGGCATCAGGAAGTGATAAAGGTCGTGCAAATTTTGCAAAGATGGGCATTACTTTAAAAGATATTGCCACTTTAGATTCAGCATCATTGATGGAAAAAACCTTAAAAGGGTTAAGCGCAATTGAAGACCCTATTACCCGAAATGCTTTGGCGTTTCAATTATTAGGTAAAGCGGCTAAAGGATTAGATTTAAACGGTGCTTATGATGAATTTATGCGCCAAAAAGATAAAAATAAAGATGTAGATAAAGCCTTTTCTGATACTGGTGATGCCATAGATAACATTGACAAATTATCTATAAGAATGAAAACTAATTTTGCGACAAACATGGGTGGCGCATTTAAAGAAGTTACGATTTGGGCAACTGAATTATTTGATTGGCTTGAAAAAGTAAAAATATCATTATTAAGCATAAATGATTTAGGTAAAAACACAGGTATTGAAAAGTATATCAATCATGCCAATGACAAAAATAATTTTTTTGCATTAGGGGCAAATACAGGAATTGATGGAACTAAATATCAAAGCGCAAATTATGGTCAAAATACAAGCGTTGGCGCAAAAATGGGAACGCCTAATAAAGCCAACACAAATAGAACTATTGAGTTAGGTGAAAAAGCAAAAGCACTAGCCGAAGAAGAAAAAAAGAAAGCGATTAAACAATCCGAAGAATTAGAAAAACAAGTAAAAAGTTATGAGCAACAAACAGTTGCCGCTGGTCGTACTTTAACTGAAGTTGAAAAACTTACATTAGAGTTTGAAAAGACAGGTAAATTTGACACTATTAAAGAGGGCGCAAACAAACAACGCTTAATTGATGCCGCCAAAGAATTAGATTTAGCACATGATTTAGTTAAATCTAGGGAAACAGAACTTAAATACGCCAATGAAAAACGAACCATTATTAATGCAACTAATGATGTTGGCATTGCAACTGAACGCTTAACATTAGAAGCATCTTTGGCAAATGAAACAGATGCAATTAAAACCGCAAAATTAGAACAATTTGATATTACCCAAAACATTTTAAAAATGGAAAGGGATATGAGTGTTGCTGTATTAAATACAGCACAAGGTCAAACAATTGTAACTAATGCAGAACAAGCCCAAGCAGATGCAATGAAAGCACGAGCCACACTAGTTGCGGCAACTAAAGCAAAATCATTGCAAGATGAAATTGATGCGGTAAATGTTTCAGCCGAAAGATTTAGGTTGGAAATGGGAATGGCTGGGGCATCAGATACGCAAGTTAAAAAGGCTTTAGAACTATTTGATTTGAAACAAAAAATGTTGGATATGGCAAAAAATGGTAATACTGAAGCCCAAATAATAGCCTATCATGATGCAAGAATTGCCGCCATTGATGCTGAAGAAGCTAATACAAGGGCGCAAAATACATTCCAAGCTGGTTGGGAAAAGGCTTACAACAACACAATGGAAGCCGCCAAAGATTCAGCTACATTGGGCGCACAGGCATTTAGTTCAATGGCTGACAGTATGAATGGCGCACTTGATAATTTTGTAAGCACAGGTAAATTATCATTTTCAGATTTAGCCAGTTCAATTATTAAAGACTTAATTAAAATTCAGTTAAAAGCACAGGCATCAAGTATATTTAGCAGTTTACTTGGTAACATAGGCGGATTGTTTGGAAATGGCGGAGTTTCTGCTGATGCTGGGGCTTATTCAATTGACCAAAACCCATATTTAAATTGGACAGGGGCGGCAAGGGCTGGCGGTGGTGAAGTCGGTTCTAATACATCATATTTAGTTGGGGAAAAAGGTGCGGAAATGTTTGTTCCTCGTACTGCTGGAACAATTATCCCAAATAATGCTTTAGGCGGATTAGGCGGTAGCAATCAACCACAAACAGTTTATAATGGCACGGTAATACAAAATATGAGTGCCATAGATACGCAAAGTGGATTGCAATTTTTAGCAAAAAATAAAACAGCTATATTTGCCGCGAATCAATCAGCCCAACGCAGTCTGCCACAATCAAGGTAAATGATATGCCATTAAATACAATACTTGCAGTATCAGAATCAGTTGGAATAAATGACCAAAGATTTGTTGGGCAGATGGTCAGTCGCAATCAAAGAATCAGCACTTCTGAAATTCTAACAGTTCAACCCTTTGGCTTTGAGATGAAGCCAATGCAATATCTTCAATACAGCACAAATAGAACTTTGCTTAGTGCATTGCGTGAAGCAGATAAGGCAACCGAACAATATTTAAATTTTGGTTCTACTAATTGGGTTAATTATATTGCTTATCAAGGAGGGCTTACAAGCGCACAAATAGGCAGTTGCCTATGGCAAACATCAAGCGCAAATAAAACGCTAGTGTTAGGGGCTTTGCCGTCAGTCGCAAGTACCACATATATAGTTAGAACTGGTGATTTTTGCCAAGTTGGGCGTTATTCATATATAGCCACAGCAGATGTTCAAAGAGGAAGTGGAACAACTGTTAATATTCCAGTTCATAGAAACTTAATTGCAACATTAACTTCAACAGTTCAATGCGTAATTGGTCAATATGGTACAACAATTGCATTAGGTAGCGGAACATTTACAGGCGTTACTTTTTGCGTAATTCTTAGAGATTATCCAACTTATACTTTAGTTCCTATGACCAATGATTCATTTATTGCTTGGACAGGCACATTTAAAGCGTTTGAGGCTGTTTTATAATGCAAGTGATAGCACCAGTAGTAGGCACAAATAATATACGCCTAGCGGACTTTATACGAGTTACAACGATAGTGGCTGGCGTAACAACTATATACCAATTTTCAACTTGCCCTTATGTCATTACTGTTTCAGCAGTTTCAGCAACTCCTTTCAATGGATTAAGCCAATTGGTTAAAGTTGGTGATGTTCAACGAGATATTAAATCCACAGCAAATGAAACTTCAGTTACTTTAATTGGGTTAGATACAGCATTACTTGGTTGGGTATTAGGGCAGAATTTAAAGGGTTCAAAAATTGAAATGTGGCATGGTTTTTTTGATACTAATAATGCTTTAATTACTACTGGCGGTACTGGTGGGCTTTATAAGTTTTTTACTGGTTATATCAACGCATTTTCTATTTCAGAACAATGGATGGAAGAAGCTAGGCAATTTATTGGTACAATTAGTGTTAGTGCCGCAAGCATACAAATCATTCTGCAAAACAGAACGGCTGGAAGATATACAAATGACAATGCTTGGCAGTTCTTTAATGCTGGCGATACATCAATGAATCGGGTTAATTTTGTTGAAACAATAAACTACCAATTTGGAAAAGATGCCCCTGCTGGCTCTTAAATATGACAATACAATATACGACAGCACGAGTTTCAGATTGTTTTGATGAAGTTCTAACATTATTAGATGAACATTATCAAGAATTATCAGTAACTAAGCATTACAAATTAAACCCTTATTATGATGTATATAAGGAAAATGAAAAGAATGGAAAATGCCGAGTAATTTTATGTAAAAACGATAATGAAATTATTGGGTATATTGTATTTTTTATTGATGTAAATTTGCACTATAAAGATTGTTTGTTGGCTACTGAAGATATTTATTATTTAAAACCTGAATATCGCAAAGGCAGAACAGGAATCAAAATGTTTAAATTTGCGGAAGAATATCTAAAATCATTAGGTGTTAATATGATTAAATATTCTACAAAGGTTCATTCTGATAATTCTAAATTATTTGAATATCTTGGTTGTTCGTTTACAGAAAAAGTCTATATTAAAACAATAAAGGAATTATAAATGGGCGTTTCATTAGTAGCATTTGCATTTTCAGCCGCGGCAACAGAAACTTGGGTAATGGTTGCTGGCTTTGCGCTGAATATGGTTGCCTCTATGATTATATCCAAAATATTTGCGCCCGATACTCCAAGTTCTAGCGGTTCGGCACAGCCAAATCCCGGCAATCGCCAACAATTAGCCCCTGCTGGTGATAACAAATTACCAATTGTTTATGGTTCTGCTTATGTTGGTGGCGTGGTTGTTGATTTAACCATTTCAAATAATAATCAAGATTTATATTGGGTGTTTGCATTAAGTGAAGTAACTAATAGCGAAAATGGAAATACGCCTGATGTATTTACTTTTGGTGATGTTTATTGGGGTGGTAAAAAAGTTATATTTGGAACTGACCAAGCTGTTACTGGTTTAATGGATGAAAGCACAGGATTAGTTCAAGATATAACTGGCTACATGGATATATGGTTATATAGGAACGGCTCATATACGCCAACAAATAGCACGACAAACGCCATTAATGTTATGCAAACTGCTGGATTAGTATATACATGGGATAGTTCTAAATTAATGAGTAATTGCGCCTTTGCAATTATTCATATTAAATACAGTCAATCAAGAAACTTAGTTGGATTAGGTCAAACAAGATTTCAAGTAATTAATCCTCGCAATTCTGCTGGCGATTGTATTAAGGATTATTTAACTAGCGATAGATATGGCGCGGCTATTGATATTGCTAATGTTGATACTGCAAGCATGACTGCATTAAATACCTATTCTAATGCTTCATTTACTTATACTAATTATAGTGGTGGCACATCTACTCAATCTAGGTTTAAATTTAACGGTTCATTAGATACAAATACAAAGATAATGGTAAACATTCAAAACATGGCTGATTGTTGCGACTGTTTAGTTCGTTATTCTGAAATAAATTCATTGTGGGGCGTTATAGTTCAAACGCCAACTAATACAGTTTCAATGGATATAAATGATAGCAATATGGTTTCAGCTTTAACTGTTACACCAATTGATTTATCAAACTCATTTAATATTATTGAAGTTAAATTTCCTGATGGTTCAGCTAAAGACAGTTTTAATTCTGCCACTTTTGATTTGGCAGTTATTAATCCATCTTTATTATTCCCAAATGAACCAGTAAACAAACAATCAGTTAATCTTTATTTATGTAATAACAATGTTCAAGCGCAATATACAGCCAATAGATTTTTAGAAGCCGCGCGTGAAGATTTACAAATGACGGTTGATATTGATTACACAGGACTTCAGTTAGATGCTGGCGATATTGTTACAGTTACTAATGCAAATTATGGTTGGGTTGCAAAACAATTCAGAATAGGTAAAGTTACACAAAAATTTAGTGATAGCGGTCAAGTTGTTGCTGGATTAAGTTTAATGGAATTTAATGGTGCTGTTTATGATGATGCAAGCATTGTTCAATTTACTCCTGCACCTAATACTGGTATTGGAAGTCCTGTAACCTTTGGTGTAGTTCCAGCACCTACTATTGATAGTTTTTATCCATCTGCAACTAATCCATCATTTAGTGTTCATGTAACAACATCAAGCGCAGGAATAACACAATATGCAGAAGTTTATTATTCTGCTTATCAATACCCTACGACAGCGCAATTAATATTTGCTGGCACTACTGAAATTCAAGCAAATGGAAGTCCTTATAGCACAAATGTTTTAATGCCAGCCGTTACGCTATTTAATATTCCTGCTGGTAATTGGTACTTCTTCAGCAGAATGGTTAATAGCCTTGCAGACAGTTCTTATTCATTAGCATCAACTATTGTAAATTGGCGACCAACTATATTTCAATATGGCTATCAATATATGAGTATTGCCTATGCCGATACAATTACAGGAACAGGATTTAATTTATCCCCTACAAATAAATCATATTTTGGTTTATGCAATCAAGCGTCACAAACAGTTTCAACAACTGCTTCAGACTATAAATGGTATTTAGCCGACCCATTATTTGGAACTAACAAATATTTGGTTTTTGTTAATTATGGGAATAGAAGATTTGGCTTTGATACTGACTTTGCGGCTTATGCGGCTGGAACGGCAACATTCGTTCCAACAACTATTGCACAATTTGACCCTAGAATTTGGTCTGCATTACCTAATGGAACAAACATAATTGATTTAGACCATTCAACAGGGCAAGTTACTCAAACTGGTACTTCATCTTCTTTTGTTGCTAATGGTTTAATTCAAACAACTAACACTTCAGATGGTCAATTAATTGCACAACTTTATCCAATGTTTAACTTTGCTGGTGGTACTTCTTCGGGTTCAGCGGCAACTATTACTATTGATAACTTTGGGCGTGTAATTGGATTTACAACACCTGATGATTTTTATTTTAGCGCACAATATTTTACCGCAACAAGTGGACAAACTTTATTCACTCCTACGGCTAGGGTATCAGGTTATATTGCTGGTCAAGATTTGATATTTAAAAATGGATTGCTATTAGATACAAGCGAATATTCAGAAACAATAACTACATTTACATTAAGTGTAGGCGCAACAACTGGTGATATTATTACTTGCCTATCAATGAGAGCAGTTTCAACTTCTGCTTATTATGAACCATTATCATTAGTTGTTTCATCTACTGCAACCAATACAGCAATTTGGACTTCATCTCAAATGCCTTATCAGTTAATTAATGTAGGTGATGTTATTACTTTTGCTAATACAGGAACTCCAACTGGATATACAGTAACAGGCGTAAATTATACAACGCGCACCGTTACATTCTCAACCACAGTTACCGCAGTAAGCGCAGGGGCTTTATTTTATAGATTAAGGGCTAGTGGTGCTTCCTACCCAGTATTTAGCCGTTGGTCGTTTGATTTAGTTAGTTCAGGCTCATATACTCCGACAACATGGGCAGTAAATAGCGGATATGAATTATTATTTATGAATGGTACTCAAGTTAATGAAGTTGATTATGATGTTGTTGGTGGGGCAATAACAAACTTCCCTGCTACCAACACAGGTAAAATGAATATGATACAATTTAGCGGAAGCAATTTAGGAACTCCTACTGGAACTCCATCTAATGTTGTTACATATACAGTTAATGGTCAAACGGTTTACACTTACACTTATACACCATTAGCCTTTGATTTATATGCAAATGGTGTAATATTGCAACAAGCGGTGGATTATACAACTTCAACAGGAAGTTTTACTTTGACAGCAACACCAAACAATAGCACGACAGTTTTAGTTCAACAATCATTCGCACGAGTAAGCGCGGCATAAGGATAAAAAATGACACAGGCATTTAATTTAAGTCAATTTGCAAATAAAGTTAATACAAGTGGTCAAGCAGATTTAACAACAGCAGTATCAGGAACTTTACCAATTGCTAATGGCGGTACAAACTCAACTGCAACACCTACGGCTGGTGGTGTTGTCTATGGTACTGGTACGGCTCATGCGATAACTGGTGCTGGTACTACTGGTCAAGTATTGACTTCCGCTGGTGCTGGTGTACCAACTTGGGCAACTGCTGGTGGAGGTGGTGGTCTAGGTGGTATGCAAGTATTTACAGCATCAGGTACTTTCACAATTCCTGCTGGTAAAACTGTTATTAAGATAACGGTTGTTGGTGGTGGTGGTGCTGGAGGTAGTAGCACCTCAAATAGCTGTGGGTATGCGGCTACTGGTGGTGGAGGGGGCGCTGGAGGTTATGCTATTAGTTTTCTTACTGTAACTGCTGGAAATACTATTACAGTCACTAGAGGAGGTGCTGGTGCAACATCTTCAGTTTCATCGGGAACACAAACTATATCAACTATATCTGCAACTGGTGGAGGTGCTGGAAGTAATTATGTAAATGCCTCTTATGGAGTTGGAGATGTGGCTAGGGGTGGTGCTGGTGGGGTTGGTAGTGGAGGTACTTTAAATGGTACAGGCGGTGGCGGTGGTGGTGGGGTAACCGTAAATAGTGCAGGTTTTTTTGCAGGGGGAAATGGCGGGAACTCTATTTTAGGGGGTGCTGGGTTTTCAGGTGGTGCAGTAACAGGAGTAGCTACTAACAGTAGTGTAGGTGGTAATTATGGTGGTGGTGGTGCAGGCGCAGGGGCGTCCACAAATGGTACTCTATATAATTTAGGTGCTGGTGCTGGTGGCGTAGTTATCTTTGAATGGTAGGAGTATAAAATGAAAAAAGCGTTAATTAGCAGTACAGAACTTATTACTAATTTTGATAACACCACAGGCTATCGGGTTGCTCAAGTAGAACTTCCAGCGGATATATTTCCAGTTGCAGATACAATGTCTTGGGTTGATTGTGATGATTTAACAGTTCAAGATGAATGGTATTTTGACACTACAACTAATGCAGTTTTAGTTAAACCACAGCCACCTTTAATAGGTTCTCAACCAATCTCAACAGGCTCACAGGCATTCTAATGACAACTTCAATCCCAACAGCACATACCCTAGTTTACGATGGTTGCCAAACTAATGTCTTTCACGCTTCAATAGGTGAGGGCTTACCACATCATCAACACACTTTTAGCCACGCTACAATCTGCATGGCTGGTTCTATTGTTGTCCGCAAGGAAGGCAAAGAATTAGTTATGACCAAAGTAACACAGCCAGTTAATTTGACTGCTAACGAGTGGCATGAGATTGAAGCACTTGAAAATGATACAGTTTTTGTAAACATATTTTCAGAAGGTAAGTATTAGGTTACAATGTTTGAAACCTATAAGATAAGACAACAACGCGCTTCCGTGAGAACATGGGCGCGAATTACCTTGTAGGGGAAAAACATGGCAGTCTTTAGTAAAAATTCAATCACTCAAGTTAGTGGTTTTGACAATCCTTGCATTACAGGGGAACTTGTCTATCAACAAAAAACCTTTTGGAATCTAACATTAACTTCAGAAGATGGTGTAACCCCAGTTAATCTTACTGGTGCTACCGTAGATGCTCAAATAATCCGTAGAACTTTAACCAATGTGCAAGATACTCGTTATGGGCTATCTTTTGATATTGGTGACTATACCCCTACACCGACAGCAATTCCTCTAACCATAGCCAATCGTAATGATACTGCTGGGTCTTTTACGCTTGTTATTGATGACACTTCTTGGATAGCGGTTGCAAGTGACCCTGAAATGGCAATTAGTTCTGTTAATGGCGCTGGATTTTCAGGTCGCATAAAAATTAGTTTTACCGCAACTGGTTCAACTCCTGCAGAAGACAACATTATCTTTTTACTTTTCATTGTGCGTTCAGACGCAATCATTAAAGTCTAGGGGGAATCATGGCAACTATTAGCGTACAAACAGTACCTAGTAACACAAATGTTACCGTTCAAGATGCTAACAATCTCAATGTCAATGTTACAACTGGAAATTCAATCAACCTTGAAGTCACTCCAATACCAACCCAAGTTATTCAAATTAACAGAGGGATTGCTGGTCGTGATGGTGGTGATTTTATCGGGGGCTATCCAGTAATAATGAGTAGCGTTCAGACTAGAGATGTGGTGATGTTTGGTACTAATCAATGGAACAATGTTTCGCAGACTGAAATTTCAGATGGCGGCAATTTTTAATTAAGGATTTTTAATCATGTCAAATACAATCAGAATTAAACGCAGGGCAAGTGGTGGTGGAGCAGGAGCGCCAGCAACTTTAGCCAATGCTGAATTAGCATTTAATGAACAGACCAATATTATGTACTATGGTACTGGTACTGGTGGTGCTGGTGGTTCTGCTACTTCAATTATCGCGGTGGCTGGTAATGGTGCTTTTGCTGATATAACAACGGCACAAACAATTGCTGGCGTTAAAACATTTAGTTCAACTATTGTTGGTGCAGTAAGTGGAAACGCTGGTACTGCTACCGCATTAGCCACAGGGCGCACGATTGCAATCACAGGTGACCTAGCATATACAAGCCCATCTTTTGACGGTTCTGCCAATGTAACTGCATTAGGTACTCTTGCAACTGTTAATAGTAATATTGGCGCGTTCTTAAAAACAACGGTTAATGCAAAAGGGTTAGTAACTGCCGCGACAACTGCCAGCATCAATGATTTAACTGTTCCAACGGCTAGTTATGCTTTTGGTGGTTTTGGTATCACAGGACTTTTAGACCCTACCAATGCTCAAGATGCCGCAACTAAAAATTATGTTGATAGTGTGGCTCAAGGTCTTAATGTTAAAGCGGCTGTTATATGCGCGACTACTGCAAACATTATATTGTCAGGAACTCAAACAATTGATGGTATTGCGGTTGTTGCTGGCAATCGTGTTTTAGTTAAAAACCAAACTTTATCTCAAAATAATGGTATCTATCTTGCTTCTGCAACTGCATGGACAAGAACAACTGATATGGACACATGGGCAGAAGTGCCAAGTGCGTTTACATTCGTTGAAACTGGAACAACCCTTGCTGATACAGGATGGGTATGTACTTCAGATTTAGGCGGTACAATCAATACAACTCCTATTGTATGGGCGCAATTTAGTGGTGCTGGTTCATATTTGGCTGGTACAGGTTTAACGCTTACAGGTTCAACTTTCAGCATTACCAATACTGCTATTACACCAACTTCTTATGGTTCTGCATCAAGTGTTGCAACATTTACTGTTAATGCTCAAGGTCAATTAACGACTGCGGCAACCACAGCAATTGCAATTGCCAATACGCAAGTATCAGGATTAGGTACAATGAGTACACAATCCGCATCAAGTGTTGCTATTACAGGTGGTTCAATTACTAATTTAACTACTTTTGATGGTATTACAATTGATGGCGGTACATATTAATTTTTAACCCTGCTATATAGCAAACTAGGGAAGCCACATGGCAAATACAATTAAAGTAAGGCGTTCAGCAACTCCAGCCGCAGTTCCTACAACAACTGCGCTGGCGTTGGGCGAATTAGCAATCAATACAAATGATGGTAAATTATTTTTAAAGAAAAGTGTTTTAGGTGTTGAAACAATTGTTGATGTAACTGCAAGTGGAGGCGGTGTTTCTACATTTAGTGCAGGAACAACTGGGTTAACTCCAACGGTTGCTACGAGTGGGGCGGTTGTTCTTGCGGGAACTTTAGCGATTGCTAACGGTGGAACTAATGCCACAACTGCTGGTGGTGCTTTAACCTCATTAGGGGCTTATGCTTCATCTAATCCAAGTGGATATACCAACAACACAGGAACGGTTACAAGTGTTGCCTCTTTAACTTTAGGCACAACAGGAACAGATTTAAGTTCTACGGTTGCCACAGGCACAACAACCCCAGTAATTACATTGCAAGTTCCAACGGCTTCTGCAACCAATAGAGGTGCATTAAGTTCTTCCGATTGGACAACATTTAATGGCAAAGGCGCTGGAACGGTAACTTCAGTAGGTGGTACTGGTACAGTCGTTGGTCTAACTTTAACTGGAACAGTCACAACAATTGGTTCACTTACTCTTGGCGGTACTTTTGCATTGCCAACAGGTCAAGTTCCAACAAGAATGATTTATGATGCCTTTACTGCAACTGCCTCACAAACTACATTTACAACTTCAACAACTTATACTTCAGGTAAGATTGAAGTATTTTGTAATGGCGTTAAAATGAATGGCGGTGATGTAACAGTTACAAGTGGTACTTCAGTAGTATTTGCAACAGGTCTAGCAGTAAATTCTCAAGTCAATTTAGTTTACCCAACATAAGGCGTATCATGGACAGTCAATTACTTATTAATATTATTCTTGGTTGTGCCATGACAGTTGTTGGTTGGTTTGCACGAGAATTATGGGCGGCAGTTAAAGAATTAAAAACAGATTTAGCAAAATTACGAGAAGAAGTAATTCGTGAATTTGTGCCTAGAGTAGATTACAGGGAAGATATGCGTGATGTTAAAGTGATGCTAGATAAAATCTTTGATAAACTTGCAGGGAAAATGGACAAATGATTAATTCAAGGTCATTAGATGATTTAAATCCAAAAGTAAAAACTTTATGCGAACAATTTATAAGTTCATGTCATTTAGTAGGAATTGATGTAATTATCACTAGCACTTATAGAGATTTGGAAAGTCAGGGGGCTTTATATGCTCAAGGTAGAACAACAAAAGGCAGTATCGTTACAAACGCTAAAGCTGGTCAATCATTCCATAATTATAGGGTTGCCTTTGATTTTGTGCCTATTGTTGGTGGTAAGTGTATTTGGAATGATGCTGGCTTGTTTACTAAGTGTGGTCGGATTGCTGAAGCTATTGGGCTTGAATGGGCTGGTTCATGGTCAGGCAAGTTCAAAGAAACAGCGCATTGCCAATTTAGCGGTGGTTTAACGCTTACAGACTTTCAAAATGGGAGAAACATATAATGGGTGGACTTTTAAGTTTAATACTGCCAGCGGTCGTTCCTGCACTTACTGACGGTGTTCGTGGTATCTTTGCTAAGTTTACAGGTGGTGCTGGTGGTACTCCTCAAAATGTAGATGAACGAATTAAATTAATGCAAGCAGATACAGCAAAACTACAAGCATTAGCTGACATTGACAAACCATCAGGCGAACCCTCCTTGTGGGTTACAAATGTCCGTGCTATATTCCGTTATGCCGCAATTACCTTAATTTGGGTTGCAACAATTGTGGCTATATTTACACCAACAGTTGAAACTTCAATTACTTTGATGCTACTTGATTTAAGTGGTGCTTGCATGAGTTTTGTCATTGGTGAAAGGATGTACCTTTCTCTTAAAAAATAGGGCAACACATGAAACTTGATGATGGCTTAAAGCAATTTGCCACAGAAAGACAAATAGAATATATAGATGCAGTTAATGAACATGGTGGAGTTAGGCAAGCAAGTGAGTTTCTAAAAGTTGCTGAAACTTCAATTCGTAGAAGTATTATTGCAACACAAAAGAAAGCCGCAATAAGAGGTTATGCCCCTGAAAGTAATATGACTAGAACCGCCCCTGAACCCTTTGTGGTGCGCGGTGTATCAACTTACTATAATGCCAAAGGCGAAGCATCAGGGCAATGGGTTAAAACCCGACTTGATGATTCTAAAATGCAAGCAATCATGATGGAAACGATTGAAGCATTAAAAGAAGAAATACCAAGAGTAACATTAATGTTACCGCCTCCAATGGGCAACGACAAACTCCTTAATTGTTATGTCATTACAGATTACCACATGGGTATGTTGGCGTGGCATGAAGAATGTGGAGAAGATTGGGATGTAAAAATAGCCGAAGCATTAATCATTAAATGGTTTGCTCAAGCAATTCAACAATCACCTAGTGCGAACACAGCCGTATTTGCACAATTATCCGACTTCTTACACTTTGATGGAATGGATGCCGTTACACCAGCAAGCAAGCATTTGCTAGATGTTGATAGCAGATTTTCTAAATTGGTGCGTTCTTCAATTCGTGTATTAAGAACCGTGATAACAATGTTATTACAAAAGCATCAAAATCTTCACATTATCATGGCAGATGCTAATCATGACCCAGTATCACAGATATGGTTGCGTGAATGGTTCAGCGTGATGTATGAGAATGAACCGCGAGTAAGTGTAGATACTAGTCCTAATCCTTATAATGCTTATGAATTTGGTAAGACTGCATTATTCTTTCATCATGGGCATAAGCGCAGGGTTCATAATGTAAGTGAAGTATTTGCTGGTCAATTCCGTGAGATGTTTGGGCGCACCAAATACGCTTACGCACACATGGGGCATTTACATCATGTGGATGTTAAAGAAAATAATTTAATGATTGTGGAACAGCATAGAACATTAGCCCCTGCTGATGCCTATTCCGCTAGGGGTGGTTGGCTAACTGGTCGTGATGCTAAAGTTATTACATACTCAAAAGAGTTTGGAGAAGTTTCAAGGCTTACTATTAACAGCGATATGCTTAAATAATTAATCTTCAATATGGGTTTGGTGGGTAATTTTATCCATCATTCCCTGAATTTCAGTTTTATCATAATGTAAGCCGTCATTGCCGTTACTTCCTATAATATCAATTCTATCTTCATTCCATTCAGCATCACGAATAGGATATTTTTTCTTGCCAAAGATTAGGTCGTAATTATCTTCATAATCTTTATTGTTCTTTTTACTGAATATTGAATCGCCAGTAATATCATTTTTAGCCATTTAAATCATTCCATCTTTTTAATAAATGTTTCAAAAGAGATAGAGGAATAATCAAACCTAACCAAATCCAACTTTCGTTATAAACTAAGATGGTTATGCCACATTGCCCTATCAGGTCAATCAAAGTATATTCTTTTTTAGTCAAAAAATTAAGCATCATAAATTTATGTTCCTATAAATTACACCATCTGACCATTGTTTATCGGTTGAATCGTTATAAAGGCTGATTACTTTACTAATTGTCATTAACATTGGCGATTTGTCTTTAAAGCAAAACGCATAATAAATTGGACACTTTTCTGAATTATACCATTCTACAAATTGTGGCAATAAATCATATTCCTTTTGTTTAATATTCCCAGTTCCTTTGACCATTATCAGTTTTGATCCCTGCGAATTATTAACAAAATAATCAGGCAAGTTTCTCATGCAAGAATTAAGATTATAAAAATTGGGTATTTTTCCATTCTTTTCATCAAATCCCAATCGTTTATAAAAGTATTGTTTTGATTGGCAATATGATTCAAATAAATCTTCAGCTAAATTAACACCAATATTCCTTTCAGAATAAGTATTTGTTCCATTCATTTAAACCCCTATCGGTCATATATTACAATTTATCGGTCAATTTTGCGTTGATTATTACCGCACGGTATGTATATACAATGTATATACATTTACCTCAATCTACCGCCCCATCTTCTGTTACGCATATCTGCGTACAGTCGCTTACATCTATCTGACCGCCTAAATGTTTTCATGCGACCATCCCATATAGGCTTGCCGTTAAGCATTCGCATTTGGTGGAGTATCATTTTTTGCCTTTATTGTTAGTTAAGTCACACATTACTGGCTAAAATTGAACCAATTGTGTGTACTAGCTAACATTTTTAACGCCTTCGTTATAAAACTTGCGACTTTCTGTCAGTATTAACGCTTTCGTTATAGAAACAAATGTATCTATTAACAAGCATTTAAACCGTTTAAAGACACATTTATGAATAGTAAACTATGCTTTACTTTTTACAGTCATTGCTAAAGCCTTTTCATTGCAATCAGAACATCTTTTTCTATTGTTTTTTATAACCAATAGCATTGAGTTTCTATGTCTGCTACATGAAGAACAAAAAAATGTTTGCATATTTTAAAGGGGGCGAACCCCCTATCCTATTTAATTAAAAAGGTACTTCTTGGTCATCTGTTTCTTGGGTACTGCCTGATTTTGAATAAGGTTTTTGATTCTCTTTAGGCATTGGTTCTTTCATCATTAACCAACCATCAAAATTGATTGGTAAACTTTCAATATGCAATGTTTGACCGCCTGATTTAGTATCCATTACAACACCGCATCTAATCCAACGAGTTTTTTCAACGCCATCTTTGTTTTTGTATGTTTCGCCTTTAGCGATTAATTCATGTGTTATGCCAGCCATTTTAATTCCTTTAGTTTAGTTAGTGTTTCCGTTACTTCATCAAGAAAAGCAATTACAGCCTTTTCCGTTACTGCTATATATTCATCATCACGCATTACACGAACAACAAATAATTCTAAATTTGCCCCAACATCAGGACAATAACTTACAAAATCGCACCATTTTCTGCCCGTACAAGCCATTTGCCATTGCATTTGACTAATATATTTACTTGGTGCTTTACCGCTTAATGCAGTTTCAATATGATTATTAGGCGTTGGGCATTTAATTTCAATTAATCCGTCAGTTGAAATAAGACCATCAGGGCTTGCCCCACTCATTTCAATCGTTGGATGTGGTACAAAACCAACTTCATCAACTAATAAGCCTTTAATTACCTCGTAGGAAGCTCTTGCAAGCGGTTCTAACAGCGTTCCGCGTTCCATGTGAGTGTTAGTATAGCCGTCTGCTTTTAAACCTGTCAGGCGTTCACAAACAAGCATCATGCGATAATTCCGTCTAGTAATTGACTCACCATCTTTACCTTTTGACAGAATATCAATAATCTTACTTGCGGTGGCTTTTCCTAATCTTGCTGAAAACCATTCATTTGATCCCTGAATTTCGTTCATTTAGTTTCCTTTCTTTCAATTGATTTGGCTAATAGCCATTTATCGCCCATCTTATCTTTGCAAATTTGAACTTTCTTATCTCGCAAAGTCGTTTCTTTTTTTGTCGGTGAAGATAAACCGTAAACACTAGATAGAATGAACATTTTTATCCCAATCTAAATTTTTACGCCAGTTATGAGTAATTTTCATTCTAGCGTGTTCGTGATTAATATCAAACATGGAACAAATCCAAATGAATGATGCTGGTTTTTCGCTATTGTCAAAAATCCAGTTGTAAGCAATACGAGCATTAAGCATTGCTTCACCAGTAGTTTGCCTAGATTTATTGGATTTAGCCTTTAGCATTTTTACGCCTCTTGCATAGTCCTGAATGTGTAATGCCATTTTAGAAGCCCACAATCTTCTGCAAGAATTAATTTGATGCGATAGTTGAATGTCATCAGTAGTTCCTACCGTGCTAATATCATTCATTCTGTTTCAACTTTGGTCAGTTTAACTTTCATAATATCTTTAGTTTTGGTAACTAAAGTAAACATTTTAATATCCGATTTAATCATGGGCGCAATTCGTAAATAATTGGCTTGCAGTTCTTCAATCGTGGTACTAGATGTAATTTGGTCAATATATGAATCTGCATTTACATCAGGCAAATCCTCCCCTGCGTAGATGTATAACCCAAGTCCAAAGCAAGCAATACACTTAGCCAAACAGCGCATGGTTGCATCACTAATTTTTCTGCTATCGGGGTTAATAATTGAATTGTTGCGATTGTCCATAACAGGCAATTGCATTTTCATAGTTTTGCCTAATGCTGTTACATTGCAGAACACCATCACAGTTTCACCAAAATACTTTGGTTCAGGAAATTCCCATGTTGCGGTTTCATCTTGTTGCAAAAGAGCATCAACCGCCCATGTCCAAGAAAGATAGGTTAATTGCCCTTTCTTTTCAGTATGTTCATTAACATTAATTTCACGAAGTTTTTTATATGTTGTCATTTTAGTTTCCTATACGCACAGCAAAAAATAAACAGCAATTATCATAACAATACACAAGATAAAAGCCACGCTTTCTAACACAATTTTTGGAGTTTCACTTTGAACTTTTGAATTTTTATAATCTTTCATTTTAGTTTCCTTTAAAATTATCAGATTTCATTGATTCATAAAATTCAACATATTTTACGGCTTCTGTATATGTAGCCATAGGGATGCCCATTTTATGAAGCGCAATAACATTAATTGATTCATCATAAGCCCAGTAAGATGCTCTTACATTATCGCCTTCTGACATTTTTGAAGTGAAAATCATTTTAGCAACAAGAACATTGTTAAATAATTCACCGATTTTGATTAATTGTTTTTTAGTCATGATAGTTTCCTTTAGTTTCCGTTTATGTCTTTTGTTACGACAAATGAATTGTAATGGGGCTAATTTTTAAATGCAATAGCCCCACACAAAATAATTTATTTATTCACATTTTAATATTTTAGCAGAAAAATAACCACGATATTCAAGGTCAAGAACAGCCTTTACCGCTTGTTGCAAAGTCATTAATGCACTAGCTTTTTTATAATGGTCAGGGCAATGTTGCCAAATAACTACATAAGATTTTTTGTTATAAGAGTTTTTCATTTTAGTTCCTTTAAGTTTCCGTTGTTAAATAATTACTACAACTGAATATTAAAGGTTCTAATTTGGCAATGCAACACATTATTAAAAATAATTTTACCAGTTTGCAATGCGCCCTTTTATCTTAAATATTAACATTGCACGATTAAGAACCTTTGCATCATGAGAATAACGCCCTGCGCTATGGTCGCGGTTTAAATTACGCTTTGCATTGAGTTTAATGCGCCACGCTTTACGCTGTTTATAGTTGGTCATGCTATGTCCTCCATAGTATCGTTATAAATCATTTTTGCGTAATTGTTAGTTTCGTAATTTTCTTCAACCCATCTTGCCAACATTTGAATTTTAAAATCGTACATATCTTTAATACGCCCAATTTTATCGTTTTGGTCATCATACAAAATACGACAGACTTCATCTGATAGCAGTTCAGTTTCTTCTAAATAATCAGATAAACGCTTTGCATCAAAAGTTAAAAACACTTCAACAAGTTCTGACACACTTATTGGATTATCATCTTCTAACCAATCGGGATCATTCTGACTGAACATGGCTTTTGGTAGGTTTCTCATTTAACTTTCCTCACTTTCATATTGGGCAATCATACTTTCTGCAATTTCAATCCAATTTACATCTTCTATAAAAGACATTGCATAACTATACACGAGGCTTTCACCATCTGAATTTTCTTGCAACACTTCTTCCGCATATTCTTTTAACCGTTTTGAATATTCATATACATCATCAGTATGATTTTCAAGAAAGGCAACACCATCAAAAATTTCAAGATTTATGCGCCATGTTGCGTAGTTAGTCCAACCATTATATGTTTGCTTTTCCATGATAGTTTCCTAGTTTATTACAGCGTTAAAAGCATAATGCACATTATTAACAGCATGGTCATCATGACCGCCTATGTGCCATTCAGTAATTTCATCAAGACTTAAACCATCTTCATCACAATAATTTTTACCGTTTTTCCAGTTGTAAATTGTTGCAACTGAATTATCTTCAAATCTTATAGCCCATTCAGCATCAGTTTTATAACCATCACCATCATCAGATTGTCCAAACACTTGCACCAAATCATGATAACTTGCTTCAATATATCCTTGCAAACAAGTACCATCAATATTTACATTTACAGTTTTAAAATTTAATTTAATTTTTTCCACTTTAGTTTCCTTTTTTTCAATATCTAAATCGCTGAAATATCCCATAATAGTTTCCTTTAAAGGGGCGAACCCCTTTTATTTAATTAACGATTGGGAAGAATTGTAAGTTGTTGTTGTTTGCTTTTTCAATTGTTGCGATTACACCTTGAAAGCGTACTAACATACCTACAAACACTTCAATAACATCATCTGCTTCATGGTGATGTGCAGTTAGGACACTTCCGTTTGCATTTATCCAAACAAGTGGATGACCTCTTGATTCTTCTCTTGCAATTGCTTTAATCGGACATTCATTATTTTTGATTGCATAACTAGCGACAGACCCAGCAGAAAATGTTCCTGCATGACCTTTAGAAGTTTTTAAAATCAATGTATCATCTTCAGTTATTTCAGTAACATCATCAATCACATCCCAAGAATCATTTTCAGCGATATGATAATTAACTGAATGAGTTTCACGAGTATAAACATTGAAAGCTGGATAAGTTGTTGTTAAACTTTGTTTTTTGTAAACTGACATTTTTAATTTCCTTTAAGTTTCCGTTGTTGTCTTTTGTTACGACAAATTCATCATAATGGAGCTAAAATAAAAATACAATACATGGCACAAAAATAATTTAAATTAATTTTAGGTATATAAATGACTATTAAACTTACAGAACATCAAGAACAATCATTACTTATAAAATGGTTCAGACTGCAACACAAAGCCTTTGCCAAATGTTTATGGGCAATCCCAAATGGAGGTATGAGAAACATGGGAACGGCTATTAAGTTGAAGCAGGAAGGAGTTATTGCAGGAGTTCCTGATTTGTTTCTAATGATCCCAAAAAATGGGTGGCATGGTATGTTTATTGAGATGAAAGCCAAAGGTGGTAAATTACAGCCAAACCAACAAGAATTTATGGGCATTGCCACATTATTGGGTTACCAATCCGTAGTCTGTTATGGTTTTGAAGATGCAAAAGACCTAATCCAAGAATATTTGCAGAAATAAGTTATGCACAGCCTGTAAGGTTTGGAATAAAAGTTATGCACAATCCATTCACAATTTAATGCACAGCTTATTCACAGCGCACTAATGCAAGTGTATGCACGAACATTAAAACATCAGGAAACGCTTAAAAATGCTGTTCCTTGTCATCATTTGCCTGAATTTCCACTAAATTTCAGTTTAAAATGCTAAAAAATAAAAAACTTGCAGAAAATAATTCTATGATTTAAAATATTGTTTAATCACTTGACGGTGTAAATCTAGTAAGCCTTAATCTACACTCTGCTGGGTACTAGCCCAGTCCGTCAAAGCCCTTAAAAAAGGTTAGAGTGTAGTTTAAGGCTTTTTTTATGGAGCAAAAAGATGGAATGGTTTAGACACGATTCAAACGCAAATTTAGATGAAAAATTACAAGAAGTATTATTAGATTATGGTTTAGAGGGTTACGGATTATATTGGTATTGTATAGAATTAATCGTAGGTAAAACTTCAGCGGACAACATTACATTTGAACTTAAACATGATGCGCGAGTAATTGCACGAAATACAGGTTCAACACCGCAAAAAGTTGAAGAAATGATGAAGCGTTTTATTGCTTTAGGATTATTTGAAAATGAAGAAAACAAAATTACCTGTATGAAAGTTGCGAAGCGTTTAATGAGTTCAGCAACTAGCAATCCTAAGATGCGTACTATGATTATGGACATTAAACAACAGTATGAAACACCAATAGACACTAATCGTCATGACGGCATCATGACGGCATCAGATTTCATCACGGCAGAAGAGAAGAGAATAGAAGAGAAGAGATTAGATAAGAAAGAAAAGATTATAAAGACTATTGTTTTAGATGATGGGTTTGAAATGTTTTGGAATGTATATCCTAAAAAAGTAGGTAAAGGATTAGCATTAAAGACTTGGACTAAATATAAACCACCTATAACTGCTATATTGCTTGCATTACAATGGCAGATAGAAAGTAAACAATGGCGTAAACAAGATGGTGATTTTATACCTAACCCCACTACCTACTTGAATCAAGAACGATGGACAGACGAAGCACCAATTGAACAAGCACCATTCTAAGGAAACTATAATGATTGAATCAGATAAAAGCGCATTTAAAGAAATGTTAATAGCAGTATTTTCTATATACAATAAACAAGCACCTGAAAAAGAGATATTGCGTATATGGTGGCATAAGTTAGAAAGATTTGATTTTAATAGTGTGGGCATGGCTTTTGATAGGTGGACAGATACACCAAATAAACTACCACAGCCAGCAGATATTGTTGGTTTATGCAGACCTCGTGAAGAAGTTTACAAAGCATTGCCAGCACCGATTAACAAAGAAGCAAACAAGATTCATTCTGAAGAAGTAGTTAAATACATACATGAAACATTAAAGCCTACGAAAGATATGAGAGCATGGGCAAATAGAATTATTGAAAACCCTACGCATTATCCTGATATAAGTTTACGAATAGCGAAAGAAGCAATAAACTATGTATAGTTGTCATTCTCATATTAGCCCTAAAAGATTGTTACATGAAACAGTCCATCATTCTCAAGATAAGACTGTATTTTGGGCTAATATATTTACTAGAACTTGCCAATACGATAATAAATTAAAGGATAAAAAATGTTTCGGGTGTAAACAAAATGGCTAAAATGACTTGCAATGAATTTATAAAATCCATGAAAGATGCTGGCTTTAGTTTTAGATATCGTGCAACCAATGGCAAACAAGTGTTTACAGGTGAAGTTAAACAAGATGGTGAAATGGTTACTACAAAAGTAGCAACATCAGACGAAAGCAGACAAAAGATAAAAGATTTATTTAAAAAAGGAAACTAATATGAAATGGTTAAATTTGGATAAATATTGTGAGAAGTCAGGCGAATACTTTATTGCCACATACTTTTCACATAGCAAAGTTAAATTTGGATTAAGCGTTGGAAATAAGAATTTAGGTTATTTTGATTCTAAAGAAGATGCAAAAAAAGAAGCATGGGCTGTTTACAATGGCAAAGTGTAAATGTTGCGGTCAAGAACCTAGACGGTCATTGCCACAGAATAATAGATTACATTTATTGTTTACTGAAATTGCCGCAAATGTTCAAGCAAAAGATGGGTTGTATCACCCTGCCTTATGGTGGAAAGCCATGTGCAAACATCAATGGTTGGGATATGACGAATATAAACTGCCAAATGGTGAAACAGTCTATTCAATGCGTTCAACTTCAAATCTTCATGTAGATGAATTAAATAAATTTATGGAAAGGGTTGAAAGATTTGCCGCAGAAAAGAATGTTTGGTTACAGGATTAATTATGACAAAAGCAGAAAGACGGCATTATGAAGATTTAGTTGAAATAGGTTGTATTGTTTGCATTAGAGAGGGATTTGGTTATAGTTCACCACATATTCATCATATTAGAACTGGTGTAGGAATGGGGCAAAAATCTCATTATTTAATGGCGATCCCATTATGTCCTAATCATCATCAAAATGGTGGTCATGGTGTTGCGTTTCATGCAGGGCAGAAAGAATTTGAATCAAACTTTGGTACTGAAACAGAATTATTAGAACACACGACAAAATTTGTACTAGGCGAACTATGAGATTGAAGTTATCATATGACAGCACCATCATTATTTTAGCCACAATCACTAATGTTATCTTGATTGTTAATGTTATTCACCATTGGTAAGGAAGCCACATGAAAAAACCTATTAAAGATGCAGTAGATTATTTAATTAAATCGTATAAAAGCGTTCAAGATGAAGCACGAGGTTGGGTATTAAACATTGATGATATTAATGCCGCATTAACTGAAGTTAAGCCTGATACAGCCGAATATAATGTTTTAATGCTATTAGCGCAGACTAATTTTGTTGAAGTTATTACTACTGCAACACCTGAAGAATTTGTTTCACCTATGCTCCCAACTGACCCACCATTGGAAGTTACACCACAATAATGAAACTTAAAATAGAATATAAAAAGACAGACGATTTAATCCCTTATGTTAATAACAGCCGAACACATAGCGAGGAACAGGTGGCTCAAATTGCCGCAAGTATTAAAGAGTTCGGCTGGACTAATCCTATTCTTCTTGACGGTGATTTTGGTGTTATTGCTGGTCATGGTCGTTTACTAGCCGCAAGAAAACTAGGTGAAAAAGAAGTACCAACAATTGAACTATCAGGCTTGACCGATATTCAGCGCAAGGCATACATCATTGCAGACAATCAATTGGCGTTAAAAGCTGGTTGGAATGGTGAAATGTTAGGGATTGAAATAGCAGATTTAAAAGACTTCGGCTTTGATATTAGTCTAATGGGTTTTGATGAAAATGAACTTGAACTATTAATCAATAACTTTGATGCTGATGAAATTGATGAAATTGAGGAAGTGAATGAATCGGTTAATTTCATTGTTAAATGTGAAAACATATCTGAAAAAGAACAAATAAAAGAACGACTAGGCATTACAAGCGAAAAAATAAATTTCAAATCATTTATGGAAGCTATTGATGGCTAATATTCTCATTATAGAAACAGTACCACGGTCAGTTAATCCTATTGATGCTCATGTAAGAAACGCAATCAATATACAAACAGAACTAAAGGCTAAAGGGCATAAGGTAGATTTACTATTTACTGAAGAAAGTTCAAAGCCTTATCAAAAGAAGTATGATGTAATTTTTGTAAGCTATGCAACGCCATATCCTTTGATTAAAGAGATTGAAAAGATTGAAGCGTTCAACAAAGATACATCATGGGGCTGGATAACGAATGAATATAATTTACGCCCTAATGGTTGGGCTTATACGATATTCAAAGCAAACAAATCATTTTTGTTATGTAACTATGATTTAGGTTCAGTAAAATTTGCCTGTTTTGATAACTCTTATTCAGTCAATCTAAACCCATTATTGTTTAAAAATATGCCTGTACTGCCTAAAACGCATGATTTTATTTATTACGGCACTTATAGAGTAGATAGAGAACATTATTTTAAAAAGTATTTCAATGAAAAGGTTTATTTATCCACTAGCGTTAAGAATCATAAAAAGTTTCTTCATATTAAATGCACTTCAAAACCTATTAAAAAATTCTCATGGACAAAGCCAGCCTTATTAAACTTTAGATATTCAATTTACATTGAAGATGAATTTACGCACAATAATTTTAATAATCTTGCCAATCGTTACTATGAATCATTAGCTTGTTATTGCGTTTTATTGTTTGATGCTTCATGTGTTAATACATTAAAACAAGCAGGGATCAAAAATTATGAATCGTTTATTATTCATTCAAGTGATGATTACAGCAAATTCACTAAAGAGAATTATTCAGAACATTTAAAGATTCAAGCAGAATGGCGTAATAATATTGAAGCAGAAAGAATTGAGATTATTAGACAAATTGAAAATGTAATTCATGCTGAAATGGATAGATAATGCCAGTTGCACCATTGAATAGTGAATGTAGGGAATTAGGTTGTCATAATCTAAAAACATCTAGGTCAACCTTTTGTGTTCTTCATGGTGGTGCAATCACAGAAAAGGGCAAAGCCAATAGTGCATTATATTCAACAGCATATTGGAAGAAACAGCGAACAGCACAATTAAGCACCAATCCCTTATGTGCTGGTTGCTTATGTGGTGGTAAGGTCGTACAGGCAGAACATATAGACCATGTATTTCCTCATAGACAGAACAGCGATAGATTTAAACGCAATATCTTTCAATCCTTATGTGCCTCATGTCATACACTAAAAACACAGATGGAAAGTAGGGGTGTATATTGGCACTATACGACTGCTGGTGTCCGACAGTACAATGAAGCAGATTACAATAGAGTTATAGGACAATAGATGATAGGTAATGATACTAAAGATAAGTCGCAACGATTAAGACAGTTCATCATAGACTTATGCAATACCAAGACGATAACGGTAGCCACAATAGCGACACAGTACAACATAAGTAGTAAGCTGGTAAATCATCACTTACGCGCATTACTTGAAGAGGGTTATATCATCAAGCATAAGCGTTACATTAAGGTCAATGGTGCATACGCTAATGGCTATACTACTATTAAGAATGAGCCGTATATATGGGCTACTCGCAAGACTAACGCACTACTAAATAAGACAGTCGTTATCATAGACTATGACAACGAATTAATGCATAAACTCGGCTACACTAATATAATCCCTGCACAGGGGCGCGTATGTCTAGGGATAATGTCAAAGGACTAGATAATGCTGAAAATATTGAATAACTTAAAATTGGGCGCAATCTCAAACAAG